GTTACGATTACGCCTAACGCTGGCAGCATTGACCTTTCGGGTGGGACTGCCGCCTTTACGGCGGCGGCTGCACTAACAGCCGCGTCTGGTTTGCTTGGGCTAACTGGCGGCGTTGCGACCTTTACGGCAGCAGCCACTCAGGCGGCTGACAGCGGCGCACTTGGGCTGTCTGGCGGCGATGCTGCGTTTGCGGCAGCGGCAACGCTAACCGGCGCAGCGGGCGCAGTTGGGCTAACTGGCGGTGCGGCAAACTTTGCCGCTGTCGCAGCGATTGCGCCGGATTCAGGCAACATTGGCCTGGTCGGCGGCGCGGCAACCTTTAGCGGTGCATCAAGTCTAGCGGCCAACGGGGGCGTGCTAGGTATTGCGGGCGGCGATGCGCAGTTTGCGTCTGGCGTGGCGTTGTTCCCCAGCGCAAGCACGCTGGGCCTCTCTGCTGGCGCGGCAACCTTTGCGGCAGATGCTGCGCTGTCTGTTGATGCCGGAACTAGTGGGCTATCTGGCGAGACGGCGGCCTTAACAGCAAATGCCGCGTTGGCGACGGCATCAAGCGCAATTGGCTTGCTGGGTGGCTCTGCGACCTTGGCGGCCAATGCCGGCTTGCTGGCAAGCGCAGGCACGTTGGGCTTGACGGATGGGCTGACGCTGCAAGCGGATGCTGCGCTGTCTGTTGATGCCGGAACTAGTGGGCTATCTGGCGGCACTACGGCGCTAATAGCAACGGCAACGCTGACGGCGGCACCAAGCGCGCTTGGCTTGCTGGGCGGCTCTACAGCTTTGGCGGCCAATGCGGCCTTGCTGCCTAATGCTGGCACGCTGGGCTTGACCGATGCGCTGACGTTGCAAGCGCCGGCTGATCTGTCGGTTGGTGCTGGCACGGTTGGATTGAGTGGTACCGCGACCGTTACGCAAGCCAGCGCCACGCTGGCGGCCAATGCGGGCGTTGTGGGCCTAGTGGCGGGCAATGCGGCGCTTGCCGCCCTGGCGCGTGTTGCAGCCAATGACGGCACTATTGGCCTGGTTGGTGATCAAACGGCCTTGGTTGCCGGCGACTTGGTGCCGGCTGGCGACAGGGTGCTGACCGTTGACGGGCAAAGCCGTGGTGTTGGTGTTGCGGGCGCTGTGCGTGCGGCATCGGCGTCTAGTGGCGACCGGGCTGCGACTGTGGCTGGCGGATCGCGGACGTTGAATTTGCAAGGTAGAAAACGGGAGGCGAACGCATGAGTGAGGCACCGCTGTTCGCTGGTATGCATGACCCGTCCGATGTGGCGGATTATGTGATCGCTTTTGACGATCTGCTTGACACGAACGAAACCGTTGCGCTGCAATCGGTGACAATCGACGCGACCAGCACGGGCGTGGGCTTGGCGCTGGGTTCAGGCGCTTATGCACCTATCGCCGTGTCCAAGTCGGTGCGGTTCTGGCTGACTTGTGCGCAGCCGAGCAACGCAGCGTTTGCGGCGGGTGTGCTGGCTGTCGTCACCGCGACGGTGACCACCAACGCCAGCCCAGCGCGCACGTTTCAGCGGTCTGTTCTGGTGCGGGTGGCGCAGTCAGATTCGCTCAATGCGCCGCTGACCCTGGCAGAAGCCAAGGCGCATCTGCGCGTGGTGGACGACAGCGAGAATGACCACATTGTTGGCCTGATCCGCGCGGCTGCTGACATGATCGAACGCGACACCGGGCTGGTGCTGCGCCAGCGCGCGGTGAGCGTGGCGTTTGAGGGCTGGTCAATCAATGGCCGCCAGCGCCTGCCATTGTGGCGCGGGCCGGTCGTGTCGGTGACCGGCGTTGCCTACGACGACGAAGCTGGTGCTGAACAGGTGCTGGCAGCCAATCAGTATCGGGTGCGTAGCTTTGCGGGTGCATCGTGGATTGTGCCGGCCAACGCTGTGACGTGGCCTGCGGTAGAGCTTGGCATTGGGACGGTGCGCGTGACGTATCAGGCCGGCTATGCCAGCAATGACGCGGTGCCGGCCTCGCTGCGGCACGCGGCGCTGCTGCTGATCGGCCACTGGTATGAGAACCGCGAGGCAGTGACCAGCGACAGCACGCCGGTTGATGTGCCGCTGGCCTATGATGCGTTGATCAGCGCCTACCGCGTTTTGATGGTGGCCTGATGCGTATCGGCAGGCTGCGCGACCGCGTGCGGATTGATCGCCCCGCACACACCAGCGACGGCGCGGGCGGTCAGATCACGACCTGGGCAACCGTTGCCACGGTGTTTGGGGAACTGATGCCAACGGGCGGCGGCAAAGATTTGGAAGGCGGGCTAATCTCAATCGGGCAGCAGCGGTTTAAGCTCCGTATGCGCTACCGTGCAGATGTGCCTGTCGATTGCCGGCTAGTGTGGCTGCGCTCTGACGGCGATGCGGTTGATCTGCGGATTGATAGCATTGCCGACCCAGACGGGCGGCGGCATGAGCTAGTGGCTTTTGTGACCGCAGGCGTACCGACCTAATGGCGCGGGGCAAAAGCCAGTTTGCCACGCGAGATCGGATTCGGGTGAGGCGGCTTTTATCGGGCATCGGGCCGGAAGCGCAGCAAGAGGTTTTGGCTGCGTATCAACGGCACGCGCCGGCTATCCTGGCCCAAGCGCGCAGTGAAGTGCCAAGCCGCACAGGCAAGTTACGGGCGGCACTGAATTACAAGATTTACCCCAAGACACTGCGCCTTCGTGTCGGCCTGCTAACCAAGACGGTGCAAAAGAAGTTTTTCTATGCGCGCATCCTTGAGTACGGGCGCAAGGCGCAGACGGCAAAGGTAAACCGGCAGCGGCCAGTATCGGGCGGCACTACGCAATACATCGTTCGCGTCAAGGCTATCAGCGCCACCCGCTACGATTTCGTTAGAGGCCGAGCGGTGCAGTTTATGCAGCGCACCCTTGGCGACGATCTGCGGGGCATCTTGGCCAAGGCAATTAAGCGGCTTTCCGCAGGGAGCTGATCACATGGCAAACGATCCAACTGCCGCAATCGCTGCGGCGGTTTTCGCACGCCTGGCCGGCATCACATACACCGAAGGCGGCGTGACGCTTGCGGTGCCGGTTTACCAGCGTGCGCCCGATGAAGTGCTGCCGGCAATTGTAGTGGTCGATGGCGTGGATTTGCAGGCGGCTGAAAGTAAAGACGCCACCCCGCGCCGCGCCAGTGTGAGCATCGTTACGATCTACCGAGGCCGCAGCAAACCCAGCGCGCAGGCCATTGTGGGCAGCGTGTTCAATCTTCTGGAAGGCCACAAGCTGACAGTTGCCGGGTTTTCCGTGTCCGAGTGCAGGCTGCAAGCAAGCGGCGTGGGTGAAGAAGTGACCGACGCCAACCTTGTGCATGTTGGTCGGCAAACCTTTGATCTGATTATTCTTTAAGGAGCGGCACCTATGGCCAAGCTGTCATCTAACGATTACCGCGTTTTCATCGACACTGCGTCTGTCTTTAGCGCCGTTGCCGGCCAGATCAGCACAACTGTGGATCGCGGCGAAACTTCGTTTAGCGCCATCGACAAGGCGTCTGTCGTTGAAGTGACGGGCCGTGCGATGCGCAACTACAGCGTTGCGCTGGAATACCGCCCCGATCTGCCTGACACTGCGGGCCATACGCGCCTCGAAACTGTTTACGCCAGCGGCGCGGCCATTGGCGTTCAAGTCCGCAAGTCACCTTTTGCCGTGGGTGACGTGGTGTTTGCCTGCTCCATGCGGGTGGCAAGCATGAACACCGGCAGCCCACTGAACGATGTGAACACGATCAACGCGGCATTCACGCCGGTTGCTGCCCCCACCACTGACACGCTGGCATAAGGAGCTTTTGCGATGGCTAAACTTTCATCAAATGAATATCGCGTGCGCGTTGACAGCGCCACGCCTGGCACCTTTGCCGAGGTTGCTGGCCAGATCAGCGTTACGCTGGATCGCGGCGAAACCTCGTTCAGCACTATCGACAAGTCTGCGGTGGTTGAAACCACCGGGCGCGCGATGCGCAACTACAGCCTGTCGCTTGAGTATCGCCCCGATCTGCCCGATGCGGCAGGCCATACGCGCCTTGAAACGATCTTTGCCAGCGGTGCGGCCACGGTCATTCAGGTGGTCAAGACCGGCACGCCTACGGTGGTTTTCGCCTGCTCAATGCGCGTTGCGTCGATGAACACCGGCAGCCCGCTGAATGACGTGAACACCATCAATGTTGCGTTTACGCCTGTCGCTGCGCCGTCCACCGATGTGCTGGTCTAACCAGTGATTGATAAGCTGGGCCGCGCGCCTTCAGGCTATGCCGATGCGGTGCTGGATCGCATCGGCACCACCCCGCGCGATGCACTGACCGGCCCGCTGCCGCCAGGCTTTGGCGTCATGGCCGCAATCGCTGCGCCGCTGCTTCGTCACAAGGCCACCGTTCCTGAACTGGCCAGCGCAATGGCGGCAGAGGCGGGCGAATGG